CTTGCAGCAGTCGGCATCGACTTTGCAAACACAACTCCTGAGTATCTTGCGTCTGCGCTATGGTTTGAGCAGGCTCCACAGCCTACGACGATCAACATTGGCCGCTGGGTCAATACAGCATCGTCTGGGCAGTTGATCGGAGCCAGCCTGACAGCGGCACAGCAGGCCATGAGTAACTTTACGTCGATCACCGCTGGCGCTCTCGACATTACGATTGACAGCACGCCTAAGACACTCACTGGGCTGAACTTCTCTGCTCAGACGAATCTCAATGGTGTCGCTGCTGTCATTGGTGCCGCTCTCACCGGAGCTACGATTGTGTGGGATGCGAACTACGAGAGGTTTGAAGTAACCAGTGGCACAACGGGAACCACTTCGCTCGTCAGCTTCGTGGGGAATGCGCTTGATCGTACTCTTGGGCTTGAGTCATCCAGTGTTGGAGCCTATGTTGCGAATGGCCTAGCAGCCGAGACTGCTCTCTCTGCTGTAGAGCTATTCGACAGCATGTTCGGACAGACGTGGTACTCGGTGGTTGTGCCTGCGGCGGTTGATGCTGACCACGTAGCGATTGCTGGGTTCATCGAAGGTGGCGCAAATCGTCACTTCTATGGAGTGACCACGCAGGAAACAACGGTATTCGACTCCACAGACACGACCAACATTGCGTACCAACTCAAGCAGCTCGACTACACGCACACCGCTGTTCAATACAGCAGCTTCAGCGTGTACGCTGTCGTGAGCTTGCTTTCCCGTATCCAGACCACGGATTACTCTGGCAACAGCACCACAATCAATCTCATGTGGAAGCAGGAGCCGGGTATCATACCTGAATACCTAAACTCGAACCAGATTGCCGCTCTTGAAGGGTTCAACTGCAACGTGTTCGCAGAGTACAACAACAACACAGCCATCATCGAGCGTGGAACAGTTGCTGATGGCAACTACATCGATGCTGTGATGGGGGTGGATGCGTTTGTCGTTGATGTGATGACGGCTCTCTTCAATGCGCTCTACACCTCGACAACGAAAATTCCGCAGACCGATTCTGGCATGGCGGTTCTCGGAACTACGATCACCACGGTCGCCGCACAGTATGTGACTAATGGACTCTTTGGCCCCGGAACATGGACATCTGGAACGACGTTCGGCAACCTGTACACTGGGCAGTTCCTCGATGCGGGGTACTACCTGTACACACCGTCCGTCGCGTCTCAGTCATCTGCCTCACGCACAGCCAGAGTCTCTGTACCATTTCAGTTTGCTGGCAAGTTGGCAGGAGCGGTCAACACTGTGAATCTTGCCATAACAATCAACTCGTAATCAGGAGCCTACGATGACTTACTCTTTTCTCGATGTAGTAGCAACTCTAATCGGCCCCGGAGGTGTTGCCATGCTAGGCAATGGCTCTGGTGCCTCAGAAGAAGGCATCTCGGTCGAGTATGTTGAAGAAGCCGACAACATGGTGATCGGCGCGGACGGGTCAACAGTTCACAGTCTCCATGCAAGCAAGGCAGTACGTGTTCGGGTGAGCCTGTTGAAGACATCGCCCATGAACGCGATTCTGTCAGGGATGTACAATCTTCAGCACACCAGTTCTCTTCTGTGGGGCAAGAATGCGCTCACGATTGCCAATATCACGACTGGCGACGGGTACGTGATTCAAGGTGCTGCATTTGCGAAGTTCCCGCAGAATCGGTACAGCCGTGATGCAGCCATGCTTGACTGGGAGTTCAACGGTTCCACATCAGCAACACAGCTAGGAGTAGCAAGCTAACATGCCCACACCACCGAGGGTAGTAGAAATCTCAGGATTCAGTTATCGCATTGGAACATTGAATGCGTTCGATCAACTTCACGTTGCCAAGAGGTTGGCCCCGGCGTGGGCCAACTTCACCAAAATGAATACTGGAAGTGTAGCTGGCGATCTTGCTGCGGCCATAGGCACGTTGTCTGACGAAGACCTCGACATGATCATCATCACTTCTCTGTCTTGCTGCTCTAGGCAGGTTGGGGAAACATGGGCCAAGGTCATTCAGACGAAGACAATCATGTATCAGGACATCGGCATGAAAGAGATGCTGAGTTTAACGTACAACGTTATCGAGGATAACTTTGCTGATTTTTTCTCTTCAGGGCCACAGCCATTCCCAGAAACAGTGACGACGACAACGACAGCCGCATAAAGTTGTTGTCGATGGCAAGTGAAGAAGACTGGCTGCTGCGCCCCGTCGCCGAACGTATGTGCTCTTACGAATCGCTGAAAGACGGAACCATATCATTGTGTGACATTGCACGCATGAATGATTACCTAAACGTGAGGGAAGAAAATTCCCGGCTACTAACCCCGAGGGCTTTTTGAGATGGCAAATGATCCTAATGCGATTCTTAGAGAGTACCTAGTATCTATTGGGTTCGATGTTGATAAGCGTTCCTTAGACAACGCTGAAAGTAAAATAGGCAGTGCCATGAGCAGCATTGCTGAAATGGCTGGTGCTGCATTAGAAGCCCTTATGGGGCTGGCCGCTGGTATTGGCATAATTGATATTAGGCTGAGAAATCTTCACTTCACCGAGATTCAAACTGGCTCTAGCGTGGCAAACATACATGCGCTGGACTCTGCCATAAAGTCTCTTGGTGGAAGCACAGCGAGTGTTATGGGATCGCTCAGCATTCTCAATGCTGCTCGGCACAATCAGAATTTTCAGGCGAAGGCTTGGGCTGGCGCTCTTGGGTTGGATATGTCGGGCGACACGACGAAAGAGTATTTGTCTGCGCTTCCAATTCTGTCGAAGATGCTGGCTAACAATAATCCTATGGCTGGTATTTATGCTTCAGGTCTGGGCATCAGCATGGACACACTCTACGCCTACAACAATGCACCTGATAAAGATAATTTTCTTAAGAACTACGGGGAAGTGGCATCTGCTGCTAGCTCTGTTGACTCGTCCGGGTTTGCCCAGCGTGCTACAAATGTTCTCAGCTCTGCTGATAGAAAGGTAGCACTTGGAGAAGTTACAGCCGCCGTTGGTGCAGATGTTGGTAATAGAACGGCACTTGGTCTCGACTCTAAAGTTGGAGGGTTGGCGGATAAAGCTCTTCAGAATATACCGGGCCTTGTATCAGGGGAACTAAACCAGCGTGGATATATTGCTGGAAAAGCAAACAATTTTGCTAACAGGTACTCCGTGAAACATTCTAAGCTGCACGGAGTTCTCAACGCAGATACGATTGCGCAGTATTACATGAGCCGTGGGATGGATGTCGCCCATGCGTCAGCTATAGCTGCTTCTTTGATGGCTGAGAGCAGTGGCAACCCAAATGCTGATCCTAAAGATGGAAGTGGCTCTTATGGTTTTGCCCAGTGGCTTCCGAATAGACAAGCGGCGTTTTCTAAGCTGTACGGGCACGATATTAGAAACTCTACTGATGCAGAGCAGCTTGACTTTGTGCTTCAGGAACTACGTGGAGGGCGTGGCAAGTCACAATTTTATAGTGCGAGTGGAGCTAGGGCATCATCTGATGCATTCACTAAATTTTTTGAAGGGCCAAAAGATTTATTTGGTCAGACCAAGAGGCGCGGTGATGCAGCAGTAGTTATCTACCAGCACAATGAGACAACAATCAACAGGGTTGCTGACAAGGCAAAAGAAATAGGAAAAGCCGTTTCGGACGCGCAGCAGGCAACGAACAAAGTTCTGGTGACCAACTTGCAAGGTGCAACACGATGAGCATCAATCCGTTTCAATTTCAGACCGCCGTCACAATCAATCGCAGCCTCGGCTCTTTCGTGGCTGATTGTGTTGTCGAAGAGAACCATGATGATGAAGTTGTGATGACTGACAACCCGCTTGAGACTGGCTCCGTTGTTACAGACCACATCTACAAGATGCCATCCACGGTGACACTGACTTACGTGTGGGCGATGGCGAGTGAACAGAATACTGGACTCACACCGACTTTCTTGCAGACGATGTACTCAAGTTTGCTTGCTGCACAAGCCGCTGCGACGTTGGTGAATATCGTCACTGGGAAGCGCAATTATGTGAACATGGCGATCCAGTCGATCAACTGCATGACAGACAAGAACACAGAGAACATCCTGATGCTTCGGATCACATGCAGGTACATCAACTTTGTATCACCGGCAACGACTTCTCTTCTGCCGCAGCAATCTGACATGCAGATTCCTGAGCAGACACAGAGTGTAAGCAACACGGGCACGATTGCGTTGCAGCCAGCCCCGACCTACAACTTCAATGCACCGGGGGCTGCGTAATGACCACTACTGTATATGAGGTTCCCCTTCAGTCCATCGCTCAGCAAGTAAGTATCACGATCAACGGTGTGACCTATATCTTTGTTGTCTACTGGAACTGGGTGAACCAGACATGGGTGCTGGATATTCAAGACTCTAATGGCAACCCTCTTCTTACTGGAACCCCTCTAGTAACGGGGGTAAATCTTCTTGCCCAATTTGCCTATCTTGGTTTTGGCTTTGCACTAGAAGTGCAGACTGACTTCAACTCTACGGAACTTCCAACGTTCACAAACCTCGGTGTGTCAAGCCACCTTTATTTATTGGTGACAGCATGAGTGCCGCAGACAACATAACGGTGTCACCAAATGCTTCGTTTGGAAGATCGTATGCAATCTTCTTCTCCAATGTCACCACTAGAAATATATCTCAGGTGGGGGCTGGACTGAAGGTTACGTTCGAGGTAAATGCGGCTTCTGAGAGCTACCCAAATTCGGCAAAGATTCGCATCTACAATGCGGCCCCAACCACTGTCAATGCCGCCGTCAGCAAAGGCTACGACACAGTGACACTTCAAGCGGGGTACGGAAACCAGTCCGCAATCATATTTCAGGGAACCATTGTTCAATTCAAGTTCGGAAAAGAAAGCAACGTTGATAGCTATCTTGAGCTTCTTGCTGTGGACGGGTACTTCTTTCACAACTATGCGTTCATGAGTATGAGTGTAGAGCTTCCCATTACTCAAGGTCAGAAAGTAAAATATATCGCTGATGGATCGAGCATCGCTATACCACTTTCACAAAACTCACAAACACTTATTGACGCAACGAAGCCTCTAACCGGAGACGCCGCACAAACTTATGGCGGCATACTTCCGCGTGGTGTTGTGCAGTGGGGAATGTCAAAGCAATTTCTCGATGAGACCTCAAGCACTGTGCAAGGCCAGTGGTCTATTCAGAATGGCATCTTGACGTTCACACCAGTTTCTTCTTACAGCCCAACGACCGCAATAGTGGTGAACTCTGGCACAGGAATGATCGGAATACCAGAGGCCACAGACGGCGGCATCAATGTAACGATGCTTCTGAACCCACTCGTTCGACCCGGAAGCATTTTGCAGATAAGCAGCTATGACATCGCGCAGGCACAGAATGTTGGATCAATCGCTCCGAATCTTTTACAGGGCGGCTATCTTCCTCCGGTGGCACAGGTCAGTCAAGGTCTTGGGTACTACTTAGTCTTTGGTGTGAACCATCGTGGAGACACAAGAGGTGAGGATTGGCTTACAGAAGCAATATGTCTTGCAATAGACCCGTCAAACTACTCCATCACACCTACGCCGACTTGGAGCGCACAGTAAAATGCCAGTTCAAAGTGAATATATCGGCAGTCAAATATCGGTTATCAAAGCGGCACTCGATGGCTGCCAAGCGCAGATGTGGACAGCGATGCCAGCACAGATCGTGAGCTTCAACCCCGCTAACTGCACTGCAAAGTTGCAGCCAATGATCCAAGGCCGCGTGCGTAACCCGGATGGAACATTCTTGTGGGCGACACTGCCTGCGTTGGTGAACGTACCTGTTGTTTTTCCCGGTGGTGGCGGCTTCGCTCTTACGTTCCCTCTCAAGGCAGGCGACGAAGCTCTGGTGGTGTTCAGCTCCCGGTGCATTGACTACTGGTGGGTAAGTGGCAAGATAAGCCAGCAGGCCGAACTTAGAATGCACAGCCTGAGTGATGGCTTTGCTATCGTTGGTCCCAAGAGTGTCCCCAATGTGCTGAGCAGCATCGACACAGCCAACGTCCAGCTCAGGAGTAACGATGGACTCACGACCATCACCCTAACCCCCACAGGAGATGCTATAGTAAACGCGCCGGGGGGCATAACCTTAAAACTGTTCCCCACCATAAGTCTCAGCATTACACCAGATGGGAAGGTCAGCATCTTGGCTCCATCCGGGCTTTTCGTCAACGGCGTTGAGGTAACAGTGCCATGAGAGTACGAGCACTTAGTTCTACAGGAGATTACACCTTCGGACAGAACGGGCAGAACTGGTTGGTCAACAGTGCTGCCGGGGTTGTGCAGGTTGTCTTGTCACGGCTCAATCTCTGGGAGGGTCAATGGTTCCTC